TTGATGTTTATGATTTTTATCCAGACGGAACACATTATAAAATGGATACATTTGAATGTCTTTCAACCGGTTATCGATACGCTGTTGGGACAGAATCCGAAGGTGATGAATCAATGGAAGATTACTACGAAGAATGGGTTGAGAATCCACAACATTATATTAATAAAGACCAACTATCATATTTTATAGATGGAGATGCTGTAGCTGATGATTGGGAAGAGACAGTAAGAGATTGGGTTTATGACGAACCAGATAGTTATGGTGTTGAAAAACAATTAAGTAGAGACCAGGAAGAAGAAATTTGGGTTCTTGAAATGGAAAAATATATCTTTGAAAATACTGGTGTAAGATTTCCAATTCTATACCCAACAAAAAAAGATGGTGCTTTTGATTTTATGGATGAAGAAGATAATCATTTTCAATACAAAGAAGATGGTGACAATTGGTTTTTATACAAAGATGGTGTAAGGGTAGACCCAAATCAAATATATGAAGATGAAGATACGAAGGATCACCAAGATGATAGAGAAAGTAGAATATCAGATATTGAATATGAAATACAAGAAATAAAAGATAATCCAGATGGTGGACCAAGTGATGATGATGTTGAAGAAGCCGTTGAAGATTATTTGGAAAATATAAGGAGAAGACCAGCTGATTGGTTGGAAGAAATGAGTTTTGATTCAGGACAATTATTTAATTATATTGACAAAGATAAATTGAAAGATGATTTGATTAGTGATAGTGATTATGGTAACGCTTTAAATGGTTACGATGGTAATTACGATTGGATTAAAGTTAGCAATAAAAATTTTATTGTTATGAGAATTGACTAATCTTTACTGGTAATATTATATGGTTATTATTAAGTAAGATGACAAAAAAGAAGAAAATAGAATTTTTAATGAATACCGATTGGATGTTCGAAAAACCAATTGATAGAGAACACAAAGAATATAAATTATTATCATATTTCCAAAAGATGGGTGAAAAATTAGATAATATGGAACTATATCCAGGTTTTATCGAATTAGCATTACATCTTGCAAACGCACAAACACTCATAAAAGATAAGAAGGTTTTATATACCAATAAAAGATTCACATCAATTGATGATGAACTCCTTGTTAAAGATTTAAAAATCAAGGATGTCCCAGAAATGTCAAAAGAAGAATATGAAGAATTTATTAAGATATTATCATATACAATACCGAGATTGACAGAATACTTCAATATTGCAAAATCAGTTTGGGAACTTGTTTTTGATCGTGTATTTTTAACAGTTAAAAAAAACAAAGAAAATATTATAAATGATTGTGGTTATTTTTATTTTGATGATAAAAAAAATAAAAAAATCATAGTTTGGGAATACGAAAAGAAACCAGCAGCCAAAAATTCACCAGAAAGTAAGTTAATAATAAAATCAATTTACAATGGTGAAAAAAATAATTTGACACTAGCAAAAATAATTACTACATTTAGTGAACTGGAAGATAAAAAGAAATTACCGGTAGTTGAAATGTCCTGTAGTGGCGACTTTCCATTGGAAGAAACACTAATACCATTATTCAAACGAAAGTTAATTTCCTATATCGACCAAAAAAAAATTGTTGATTATTATAAAAAAGTTAATGTTGAGTAAAATGGGAGAAAAAGAAATTATTGAATTGGTAAAACAATTTCCAAACGATCAGGAATTAGGAAAAGAGATTAGGAAAATTATTAACAAGATTAAAAAAAATAATGGAAAATAAAGAACAGGTTAATCACCCTAATCATTACGGAGGACAAGATAATCAATACGAAGCGATAAAAGTTATTGACGCTTGGAACCTTGGATTTTCTTTGGGTAATACGGTGAAATATATTTCAAGAGCTGGAAAAAAAGACCCAAGTAAAGAGTTAGAAGATTTAGAAAAAGCCTTATGGTATTTACAACATCATATTGAAACTCTAAAATTTAATCGTTAAATACGATTAAATCACCTACTTCAATACCATAATTCTCACAGAAACCACCACTTACTTCTAACACCATATCACCTTTACCTGTATATCTTTTACAAGGTTCTTCTTTGCATGGCTTACAATTAGAATGTATTTTGGTTATTCGATTATCATTAATGTAGATAATATCAAGTGGTATAATACAATCTTTCATCCAGAATGAATGGTCTTTATTTTTCATTAAAAATAACATACCATCGAAGTTTTCCGAAAATTTCCTACCCATCATTCCTTTTTGAATATCCTTTGAATTTATTACACATTTGACATTCAATAGATTATTATTTAATAAAATTTCCATATTTATAAATATGTCAGAACTAAAGAAAATAGCTGGAATTGTTGTTAAACACAAAGGTAAATTACTTTTATGTCAAAGAGGTAAGAAAGAATCATTACCATTAGAATGGTCTATACCATCCGGGCATATTGAAGATGGTGAATTACCAATTGATGGTGCAATCAGAGAATTTAAAGAAGAAACAAATTTAAAAGTCGAAAAAGATAAATTAGAACTTGTTGGTATTTTAAATGGTTATATAAAGAATAGAACTGAAAAAACTAAAATTATATTTGTGTATGGTTATAATTCAGAAAAAGAACTTACACCCAATTTAAAAAGGGCTAAAGACGGAAAAGAACATATAAAATGTCAGTATTTTAATAAAAAAGACCTACCAGAAACAGAAAAAACTAAAAAAATGATGGAAATTTTGAAAAAATTTTGACTTTTTATAAATTTGGTTGTATTTATTAAACACATAAAAACCAAAAATCCTTCTTATTTTGTTGGTAATACTTAAAAATCTCATAGATTAGTAAAATAATTTGTGAGATTTTTTTGTTTTAATTGAAAAAGATTATTACATTTGTAATATGAAATTAGGATATAACATAAGAATACTACACGAAAGTTTTGGTGAATTACTAAACGAAACATTTATGGATCACATACAATTCAAGTTGTTCTTGAAGATGGTTCAAGCCAGTGTTGAGTTAAAAGAAAATCTATCTTTTTTTAATGGTGACACATTCTATGTTAATATACCAAAAAAAGTTTTAGGTGAGTGTATTATAGTCACAAAGACAAATGAAATATCAATAACCGACCAGGTTAAAAGTAAGATTGAGGCGTTGGTTACAAAGTAGTTTCCTTGTTCTATCAAAACAAGGTGGTGGAGAGTTGACATTCAATGTCGACCCAAATTAAAGGAATCAGAAATGGTTCCTTTTCTTGTTTTATTAAAATATTTTATTTAATTTTGTAATATGGAAAAAATACTTGTGATATGCCGTGGAATTTGTGGTGCTGGAAAATCAACATTTGCTAAAACATTGGGTGGAATACATATTGAAGCCGACCAATACTTTGTTGATGCCGATGGTAATTACAATTTTGATGGTAGTAAAATAAAACTAGCACACGAATACTGTAAAGGTCAAACTGAAGCTTGGATGAAAACCGATGGAACACAGGTTAATGTAGATAGAATTGTTGTTTCAAACACCTTCACACAAGAATGGGAATTTCAACCTTATATTGAACTCGCAGAAAAATACGGTTATAAAACTTTCTGTATTATAGTAGAAAATCGTCACGGAAATACCAACGAACACAATGTTCCGGAAGATAAAATAGAACAAATGAAAAATCGTTTCGAGATAAAATTATGAATAGATTAGACAGATTAAAAGAACAACATCCAGATTTGAATGTATCACTAATTGATATTATATCTTTTTTGGATCCAACGGATTCATACAAATATACAGAGTTCTTAATTAAGAATTTTAAAAATGATAGTCAGTATTATAGTACAGACAAATATGAATTTATGGGATTGATGGGAGTATTCCTATTTGGTTCAGGTGAGATTGAAACATTAAATGAATTTGAAAGACATTCAAAGGCAAATAGAATTAAAAATAAAGATATTAGTCAATACACTAATTTTTTAGAATTGAATAATGAAATCAAAGTTGCCACAGAAATTGAAAACAGAAAAAAACTTGAAAAAGAAATTTTAAAGATTTATGAAGATGACACCTGGTTTATTTTAACACCATTAAGTCTTGAGGCATCACAAGTTTATGGTGCAAACACAAAATGGTGTGTGACACAAGAAAAGTATTGGAAACAATATCTAATAACACATAGACTGATTTATGTTTTAAATAAAAAGACAGAAACAAAGATTGCCTTCTCAAGAGACTTTAATAAAAATAAGTTTCAAGCTTGGGATGAATTAGATAAAGAAGTTGATCCAATGTTTGTTAACTTTATACCAGATGAATTATTTTTAAAAATTAGAAAAGAATTACAAGAAGATAAAACAACTGGTGATTTAATTGGTTGGGGTGATAATACATCAACTATTAGAAGAATATCGGATTATCCTGGTGTTATGACATATGACAATACAGATGGTATAATATCAATAAACGGGACTAATGGAGAAATTACCACTATAAATAATGATTCAAGAAGTTTTACTCCTTCAGATAATATGGTTGTGGTTGAAAGAATCAGAAGATTAATGAGAACTCAACCACGTCAACAACTTCAACCAATTAGTGATGAACCATTTAATTTTCAAACAATTAGTAATAACCTGGGGTTAAATTATGTTTTCGAATATAATGATCGACCATATTTAGATGATTTACCTTAAAAATAAAAATTATGAAATTTAAAACATTAGAAACAACAGGAAAAATATTTATTACTTCCGATAATCACTTCGGTCACCAAAATATTTGTCGTGGAGTGACGAATTGGAGAACCCAGGATGGTGAAATACCGGTTGATTCGACAAGAGATTTTGAAACCATAGATCAAATGAACCAACGATTGGTAGATGGTATTAATAATATGGTAGGTCAGAATGATACTCTAATTATGTTGGGTGATGTTTCATTTGGTGGGTTTGAAAATATTGGAATATTTCTGGATAGATTGGTATGTCATAATATTCATCTAATATTAGGCAACCACGATCATCACATACAAAATAATAGAGATTACATTCAATCAAGATTTTTAAGTGTGCAACATTATTTGGAAGTTAGATTGAATGATAGAAACTTTGTTCTATGTCATTACCCATTACAAAGTTGGAATAATATGAATAAAGGTGTGATTCATTTACACGGACACATACACAGACTACCGGATAAAAAATTTGGTTATGGAAAAAAGATGGATGTTGGTGTTGATGGAAATGGAATGAATCCATACAGTATCGAAGAA